GGAGAAAAGGAATTTTAACTGGTTCATCGGGTATGGGTGCAAATAAGGCATTTGAAAGAATCAAGGGAAATATTCGTGAAAATATGAAATTGAAAAAGCCACCTCCTCCGCCAATAAATAAAAAGGCGAATCTCAAGAAATTGGTTAACAATACTATGAAAGGACGTGCGGCTAAAAATGTAAGTAGACTCAAAAAGAATATTAATGAGGGAATATCCGAAATGGCAGTCAAAACCCGAATTGCACAATTAAATAAACAGACGAAATATCAGTAGGAATAAAAATATCGTATAACTATAAATGGCGATAAAAAAACTCCAACCAAACTTACAAGGCGCCGATTTAGAAAAAATTAAGGCGGTATGTTATCCGTGTACAAGTCAAAATGACTGTTCGCGAACACTCAATAATGAACAAGCAACTGTAGAAAGATGTAATGTTACATATAATTTACTTGGTATAGATCCACCACCAACCGATTACAGTGCACCAAGAAAAGTAGGAACGGCCGTAGGTTCAACCAACTCGGGACAACAAGGTGGTTTGGGTACTGTTTTATTTGCTGCATTCTTACCTATATCTTCATATTCTTCGTCGTGTATACTCTCCTTATGCAGTATATACTTTGTAGTAGCGGCGGCATCAAAACAATAATAATTTAAAAGAAATAATCTAATCAATAATAAAACATGCACAGAGTTTTGATGAACTACGCGCGTTCTATTAGTGATGAAAAGAAAGCAAAAACTGTTGTCAAAGGTAACAAGACGGGAAAAATTATCGGAAGTCGTGATGACATGCAGGAAAAACTCGTATATAAATGTGGATTAAAAAGACGTGAAGTTTGGGATGCAAATTCAATGTCATGGTATACGAAAGTGTACTACGTCGACGGAACACCTTATAATCCTGTTTTGTTCCACAAAGGGAAACTCGATAAGAACCCGTTTTTTAAAAAATAATAAATGTATATACTATAAAAACATGAACATAGGACTCAATGCGATTGTTATCAGTCTTTTACTGTTTTGTTTATTTTTATACTTTGTAATAAATAGATTGAAATCTTCAGACCAAAACCCAAATAACTCATTAGTTAAAATAACTAGTGATGGTATCTATTTTCCAAAACCTTCGACTACAGAAGGGTATTTTAATGAGCATGAAATATCGTGTATAAAGCCAGAAATTAGCCCCGAAGACTTTGATAAAAATATACATGGATTTAAGGATTACGCTAGTTATGAAGCTGATCGTCTCAGTACTATAGATAAAATGTGGGGTGAAAACGGATGGTGTAAGGATTTGGTAGGTGTTGGGAATGAAGGTAGATTTCTTACGGCTTATCAATACCATGAAGGGGATTACTCTGAACCTATTTGGGATTATGACACTAATAAATGTACATTTCAGGGTCTCGCGTCGAACAAAAACCAAAAAAACATTGACGGCGGGGAAAACCCATATGCATGTATATATAGACAAGTTAATGATCCAAAAACGGGAAAAATTAGTGGATTTCATAGTACAGGGTTGAATTCTAAGTTTCTAGAAGTAGAAATCTATAGAGATTATAAAGCAGGTAAATTAAAACCATTTTTAGATAGTATTGGATATAATACCGTGGCTAATTTTTATATAAACGATGAAGGTAAATTAACACTATCGAAGAAAGGTAGTGGTGATAGACCATCACAGAAAATGGTAATAATACCAGGTTGGAATTACCCCATCGAATTTATGTTATTGGCTACTGCTATTACAATGGCGGACAATGGTATTAATATGCCAAATACGGGTATACCAATGACTTTCCAGTCACTTTCTAAAAAAAGAATTATGGAAAATATGCAAAAAGATTTAGTTGATGATTCAACTTTATACGGCAGTGAAACGTTTTCGGATGCCGATATATTAGCAAGAAATGCTCCCAGCTTCTCCGAAGAGTGGCACAAAGCAAGAGAAGAACGTATGAAGAGAGTGGCTGCGAGAGATTATACCGTCGTGCACAAGGTGCCCGACATGGTAGACGCCGACGGAAATGTGTACAAAGGGCACGCGGGCGTTCCGTCCGGGCCGAAGAACGAAGACGAAATTGGGTACAACGCGTAATTGTGTTATTCCCGATTTTGTTCAACAAAGGGAAACTAGAAAAAAATCATATGTATAAGTAATAGAATGAATCCATACTTCGAAGCAACTTTAAGAAATATAGGTGTTTTTATTTCGGTATTTTTTACGATACGATGGGCGGAAAAATCCGTTATTCCAGTATACGACGTACCCCTAAATATAATAACTATTGTTATAGCTATACTCTTAAATTATAGTGGACCACTAAAATTAAATAATTAAAGAAAACGTGTGTTATATAATAAGTATGAGTACGTGCACAGTATGTTGCGATAAGTACAATAAAACACAACGTGTTAAAGTTACATGTCCTCATTGTGATTACGAGGCGTGTAAAACGTGTATACAAACCTATTTATTATCAACTACAGAAGAACCACATTGTATGAAATGTAAACATGAACACGATCGTGAATTCATAGATTCATTTTGTACAAAACGATTTAGAAACGTAGAGTATAGAAAACATCGGGAACAAATTTTATACGAACGTGAAATGGCACGAATGCCAGAAACTCAACCATACGCGGAATATAGATTAAGAATGAAAGAACTTAGATTACGATATTTTGAACTTTTAGATCAAATGTTTCTTTTGAGAGATATGCGTAGAGAAGCGATAAACATGCGTAATTCGACGTTGGATTATGATGATGCTATAGCTAAAATGCGTAGAGATATAGAAGAAATCGTAGAAAAGGTAAATTCACTCGAATTAAATATTACTACAGATGGGAGTGAAAAGTTTACACGTAAGTGTCCGTACGAAGAGTGTAGAGGTTTTTTAGACACGGGTATGAAATGTGGATTATGTTTTCAAGAGTTTTGTGAACATTGTAATGAAGTTATTATAGATTCCGAACACGTTTGCAATCCCGAAACGGTTGAAACTATGAAACTCATAAACAAAGATACTAAACCGTGCCCTAAATGTGGTACAATGATACATAAAATAGATGGGTGTGCACAAATGTGGTGTACCGACTGTCATACCGCATTTGATTGGCGTTCGGGGCGTATAGAAACCGGTCGTGTACATAACCCTCATTACTTTGAATTCAAGAAACGTTCAAGGGAACACGGAGACATTCCGTGTGGTGGGCGACCCACGTTTGCAGAACTTGAAGCAAATGAAGCGGGTGTACATATATTAGATTTGAGTTATAAACTTACTCTATTAGATAGAGATATCATATATAGATACGACGGTATTGGCGATGATGATAATCTACGTTTGCGTGTAGACTATTTAATAAAAACTATATCCGATGACGAATTTAAGAAGGAACTTCAAAGACGTGATAAACATAAATGTAAATTAGAGGATATACGGAATATATACGGAATGTTTTCCGATACGTGTGGTGATTTACTTCGTCAATGGATGATCGATCCAACTAAAACGAAGGAGATACTGCGTACCGTTCACGCGTTAGCTGATTATTCGAATAATGTCATAACAAAAATAAGAAATAGGTATAATTGTTCGGTACCTTATTATATATTGTTACGTGCACTTTAAGAAGAGAGTCGTTTACATCATAAATGAAATTAATAGAATTAGCTTCGGCAGTTACATCACTTTTTCCATTTATGATTCTAGAGAATTTTGGTAGCGTATCGAGTATGTTTTACCATTTACATAGAAATGAAACCATGTATAAACTTGTTTATATATCCAGACACGTAGATCTTCTACGATTAGGGTACGTACTAAAAGGTGGTTTCGATTATACGGAACTCGTATTTAATTTTTTATCCATAGTTATCATTTATAAATCGAATATTCACGATAAAAAGTATTTAGATGTAAACTTAATAATAAGTGTAATTAAAAGTACATTTGGTATGCCTAAATTACACTACCTCGTCTCACTTTACTTTTGGTTTGTAGCATTTATTATTCATTACGATACTATATTTGGAAGATACACAGATATAATAGTAAACTTACTTTTGTGTCCACCTCAATATTTATTGAAGAATAATATTATTGCAGTATAATAGAAAATGAACAAAGTTATCTTATTTGTATCGTTTTTACTTATTATATGGTTTTTCATACCCATATATGAAAAACCCAGAGTATTAAAAAATGTATTAAGTGAAGATGAATGCAAACATATACAAGATATTGCATCTAAAAAATTACATACATCGACGGTATCTAAAAGTCGTGATATAGACGAATCTATCCGAAAGAGTGAAACAGCGTGGCTAAAAGCATCCGAAGATCCAGTTGTTGATAAACTTATACGTAAATGCGTTTCTATGACGGATCGACCTTTACATAATTGTGAAGATTTACAGGTTCTTAAATATAAACCCGGTGGTTTTTATAAACCACATCAGGATTGTTTTCCAAATGATAAAAATAAACGTATGTACACATTCATAATTGCCTTGAATGACGAGTATGAAGGTGGTGAAACAGAATTTCCAAATATAAATAAGCGGTACCGTTTGGAAAAGGGTGACGCTTTGTTCTTTAATACATTAAACAATTACGAATGTATTACCAAAAAAGCGTTACACGGTGGCGCACCCGTAAAATCGGGTGAAAAGTGGGTGTGTAATTTATGGGTTAGGAAATACAGATATTAACTGACTTATATAATAATCGCGACGATCTAAGGATAGATGTACAGCTGTACACATATTTAAAATACTGTATACGAAATAATACCCAATATATTCGAAATACAAATTATATGACGCCAAGGTAAAACACGCCGAAAGATAAAATGTATGTATTTTTAAAATATCA